TTTTTGGGTGTTAATAAAAGATAACTACTGCGAAGAACCTACTCTTTACAGTTGCAGTCACAAATCAAAGGTGACTGTGGCTTTGTCATTTGCATCATCTGCTTTGGCATTGCCATTCCTTGTTGCATCCATTCACTAAAAAAGGCGTAACTAGCAGTAGCTACTATCATTCCTATTAAAAACACTGCACTACATTTGTTCATCATCTTTACGCCTTCTGTATTTATTCTTAGCCTCATTATACCCCCACTTTTTAGTCAACAGAGGGGTGAATATATTAGTGACGAATAGGAATGCTATGAATGCGTATAAAGCATTCATACCCCAAGAGGTAGCAACGTGGGCTACAGCTTGTGTTTTAGTCTTAATGTCCTTTATTTCTGGTTCCTTAGGCAATACTTCATCAACTGTGATGCTTGTGGCTAGGTTTGCTATAGCCGGAATAGGTCCTGCTACGACGTATGTGACTGCGGTTGTAGCACTTGTTTTTGCTACGTTTTTAAACTTCATAGATTCACATCCCGTTAATAGGAATACTAGTAGTAAGCTACTTCTCCACACTCTTAGCCCACTTATCTATCTTGGCCATAAAGAAGTTGCAGAAGTATTTAATCTTGTTCAGTATCGTTACTTTTAAAAATCGTCCATTTCTATCTCTTATTATCTTTCCAGTTCTCATCTTATACCTCAAATTTAACTGCATAACAAGTAAGGGTACATCAACCAGCAGTCGGGGATGAGTACTATCTCGTATATCGATGTCATTTCTTATCTCTCACCAAAGTAAACAATTCACCAAGCATTGACTTGATCTCTTTAATGTCATCCTTATAATCTGTCTTCATTACAAATTCTTTAGGTAGGTCATTCTGACAAGAGTTCATATTATGCTCAAGGTCTTTAATATCTTTCATCACTGTCTTCACAACACCACCTGTTATTGCTGTTAGTATTGAGACAAGTGCTAGTACAATGTCTGATAATTCCATACAATTCCTTTAAAAGAGTTCTAAGACCCCAAGTTATTGAGCTTCTTCAGCTTCCTTATTAGTATTCCAGCCAACCTGTAATAATATACTTAGTACCACCTATTGGTGGGTTTCCTCTGTGTAAATGGGTGTAAGCAGCAGGGAATATACAAACACTACCTTTCTTTGGTTTTAATCTTCTTTGCTGATACAAAAACTCTGTTTCACCTGCTTCAAAATCATCGTTTAGATAGACTGTGAAGGCAGCAACTCTTTGCTGTGTCAATCTATCGCCATTTTCACAATGCCATATATGATAACCCTCTGACGGCGTTGTTTTCTGTAGTTTCAAATTGAATATTGATAAATCAGCACACGCATCACCCGGCATATAACTCTTTTTATAGTGTTCAAAACAGCCACTTGACCAAAAGTTGTCGCTGAATATGCGAGCGTGCTTCTCAAAATGTTCTAAGTTGGAGCTAGCAAAAACAGCAGCATCGTTCATTATATCTGCTGTCGTATAGGCTCTTCTATATGCCAATCCTAATTTCTCCATTTCATCGAAATTCTTTATCAGAGAGTCGCAAAACTCAGCATCAAAAACGTTATCATATACTGCAATAAAATCAGTCTTTTCCATTACTTGCCATGCCTTTTGTTTCCATACTCAGTATCTAGCAAGTCGGCTACAAATCGTTTTTTACCAAAGACCAATCTACTTTTAACATCAGGGATTAAGTATTGTAGTGTAGTGCCTTTAGGGATAGTTACCGTCTTAGTTCCTTCCTTTGGCACATCAAGAAACATAAAGATATTTAGTTCTTCACTCTGTGCATAAACATCTGACACATACCCAAGTGCAAAACTTAATCCTAAAGTGTTGTGGTAATAAGGCTCTGTGAGCATATAACCAAAACCATTTGTACTCAGTCTAATTTTAAGTATGATTTTAAAACAAACTTTGTTTGCAAATAAGTCGTTACCCTCACTCCAAAACTGTTTTTTGTTATGTACGGCTATAGTCACTAACTCATCTGCAGCAGTGTTCCAACGGTAGTTCTCGTCACTATCTATAGTAATCACTATGTCTGCAGGCGCTTTAACCAAATAAGTTTTATTAAATAAGTTTAATATACCTGAGCAAGTCTTTGTTGTTGCACCCTCTTCGGGTAAGTTTTCTTCATCTTTTAAAGACCCCTCTTGGACTATTCTTATTGCATCAATATCTGTTTCAGCATCCCCGATTCTTCTTTTTAATTTGCTCCACCAACATGATGATGTAGGCGTTGCTTTAACAAGAATAGTCTTGATTGCCTCTTGTGCTACATGCTTATCACTATATTTTCTATTTATAAATTGATATTTTATTGTATTACTAAACGAACGCATCATCATTCCACTCTAGTGAAAGAGGGCTTGATGATAATAGCGTTTCTGTTGTCCTTGGTTCCTCTTCTGAGAAGGTCTCTTCTGATTCTTCAGCAACAGTTTTACGTGCAGTCCATGCAGTATGAGCGATTAAATTAGCATCCGCATCTTCTTTAGTGATAATGAGGTAAACGACCTTAATAATCGATGAACCTTTTTCTAATTGTTCAACATTTATTTCCGTGTTTGTGTAGTCAATTATTCCTGCGTCATTAGCATCTCTATCAGCAGATTTATAATGTAAATACTCTCCTGATGCACCGCCACCACCGTGTGTAATATCTACGCCATCTACCGACTCAACTGTAACTTCACATATATGCAAGTCCTTACCGTTAGTATCTAGCAAAACCTCTAGCCTATCTTCCTTGGTAAAAGTGCTACCATTAATTCTTCTTATTTTGATATTCATAATATTTTCCTATTAACTAATTTGTCCGGTATTGCCTGATAATGATGAACCTGATGACCCCGATGCAGTGTTTGAAGAACCACCTGAACCACCGCCACCACCGCTTTGGTTCGACGAATTATAATAATAATAATTATAGCTCCTGTATCTTCCATTCTCTCCGCTATTGCCTGAACCACCACGTCCACCACCATATCCACCATCTCCTGCGTAAGCATGAACATTATTACCACGCGCACCACCACTGTTGGTTGAACCTGCACCACCTGAGTTACTACCTGAGCCACCATTGCCCGGTGATGTTCCTGCACCACCACCACCACCTGCACCATTGCCCGAGGAATTAATATCATCACCATACTGTGAATATGCACCATGGCTACCTGCTCCACCACCGCCACCACCGCCACCGATTGAAGTAATTCCTGCTGAACCACCTGTGCGAGTTCCTGCTGTAGCGAAAATCACAGATAGGTTGTTATCTGATGTTTGTGAGTGTTCAAAAGCGTTACCACCATTAGATGCTGCATCTGCAGAGCCACTACCGGCTGAGCCACTACCGCCTGAACCACCATTAGCACTACCGCCATTACCGCCTGTGGCACTACCGCCATCAACATTAGCACCTGTAGAGCCTACAATAGAACCATTATTGGTAATAGTAATAGTTGTGCCTGATGCCCAACCTGTACCTGTGTACATAGCCGCTGTGCCTGATGATGTAGAACCAACCGTAACACCTGAGTTAATCGTAAGAATAACAGGGGTTGACCTGTCACCACCTGCTGCCTCACACATTGTCCCAATATCGTAGTTATTAGTATTAGTCGAAATGTTTAATACAGTTGCTGCTACACAGTCATAGAAACTATTAAAGTTAATTGAACCTGACGTTGCGACACCCGGGTTTGCTCCTGCCGGTACTTTATCACCACCACCATAAAATTCACTCATTGAGTGAGGCGCTGAGTCTGCAAATTCACCTACAATATCTGTTGCAAAAGATAAAGCGCCTGAACCTTTAATTGCCATAAGTTGCTCCTTAGATTGTTCCGAAGGCTGTAATATCTCCAACCACCGTCAAGTTGCCTGACGCGTCTAGTTTTGCCTTATTAGTACCACCTGTTGCAAACTTTAATACACCTGACGCTTCGGTGATAGTCCAATTGCCTAAATCAACAGTTGTAATGTTTGCTGTTGTAATGTTTGCTGTTGTTGCTGTGGTAGTTGTGCTTGTTAGAGTAGTAATTGTTGCTGTAGATAATGTTCCACCTGTAGCAAGTTTAGTATCTATCTGAGTTTGAATTGCTGATGTAACACCATCAACGTAGTTCAGTTCAGCAGGTGTTGCTGTTACAATAACACCATCAATCTCTAAGTCTGTTAAGTCAGGTGAGATTTGTACTCCGCCGTCTAATAAATTATCAAGAGTGTCTAAGTTAGTGTTTATCTTAGTACCCCATGTGTCTGCTGACGCACCTACTTCGGGCTTAGTCAGGCTATAAGTTGTTGTAGTTGTATCTGCCATTTTATTGTCCTATATTAATATGTCCCTTTCCACACCCGTAGTTTATCAAATTCACCACTGAGCATCTTCTTTTTTACGACCTCTTGTCGTGCATGGGTATCACTCCATTTTATTCCTGCTTCTTTGCACCATTCCTGGATTAAGAACATGGGTATTGTACCAACAAGTTTGCTTTCGCCTATGCCATCTAGCTTCCGAGTTCTTAGCTGTTGAGCTCTGTCTAGTATCGGAGCAACGTCATAAGTATTCTCAACAATAATCTTTTGTCTAGATTCATCGAAATGGACTTTTTCACCTATTTTCATTTTATCCTTTTAAAACTCTTTCCTTCATTATACCGTAGGAAAAAAGATTATTGTTGAGAATACCAGTCGATGATCCCTGCCGAAACAGGGATCAAAAATCAACTTTGTATTAAATCCTATTAAGAAGTAGTACAGTCAACAACTGCGCCTGAAGCTTTCTCATTTTTAGAGATAAGCGTAAGCTCAGTTAACACTTGACGTTTAGTTGAATCACCAGTTTTAGCTAGCTCTGTGTTCTTAGTCGCACGTAATACGCCGCAAGACCACATGTCACTTTGCATAATCCAAACATCTCTTGAACGATTCTCACGAGATGGAAGGAATTCTACCGTACCCCAAGGAGTAACATATACGTCTAAAGACTTAACAACTTTCTCGTCGCCTGCTTGTACAGTTGAACGTTGGTTGTTGTTACCTGTGAAGTCTAAAGCCTTATTCATCTGGAAAGATGATAAGTACACAGTGTCAGGACGTCCGCCTTCATTCCAGATCTCTTGCATAGTGGTATCAAAATCAGCCTGTGTAAACACAGTTGCAGTACCATCCGTACGAGCCGTTGCACCTGGGATTGAACCTGCAGGATTAGCACCTGATGTACCAATGTTATTCACATTAGTTGTCATGTACGCACCTACACCTGCTAACTCACGAGCTGCAGTAGCTGAACCTGCTTCACGCTTATTGTTATCAAACAAAGCTTTTTCAATATCAAGCTTTTGCTCTTTAGCAATCTTAAGCGTTTGGTAGGCCATTTCTGCAGAACGACCAGCTTTATCCAAGCTGCCATCTGTGTCAGGAATAGTCACTGCATTTTTAAAGATCTGAGTATAGTTACCCAGACGAGTTGTTGCTGTACGTGCTTCTGCAACTGTGTCGTCACCTTCAATGTGAGCGTTTGCTGCTGATGAACGTAATGCATCTGTTTGCCACTCGTGTAAAGTGTTAGATGCGCTTACTTTTTTACAAGCCGAATAGAACGGGGTATCTTCAGGTGAAATGTCGTAGATTACGTTTTCCAAGTCCTCACGGATACCAACCGCGTCATAGCTATCATATGTATTTGTTGGTTGTGCCATTATAGTACTCCTATTTTAAGCATTTAAAATTAAACCCAGTGCATCATCGATGCTACCTGAGCCTCTAAGTTTCGCCTTTTGGCGTTCACGAACTTTGCCAGCATTAGGTTTATTAGTTCTTTTAGCTCCTGCCTTAATCACCTTTTTAGCCTTCTTGGTCTTTTTCACTGCTTTGGATTTGCCTGCTATAATTTCTTGATACTTCATAGCATCATGCAAAACCTTAAGAGCTCTATGATCCATTACCTGCCCAATCTCTTCGGCACTATAACCATAGTTCTTACTTCCAATTTCTACCAGTCTACCTTTGATTTCTCTTGCCTTCCCGGCGTCAGAGAACTCAGGGATAACTCTCTGAAGTTCTTGCATCTCACGTTTCAAATATGTTTGCTTTGCATGTTGTTCAGCTTGTGTATTCTGCTGACTAACTTGCTGATAAGCTGCTATATCTTTATCGTAATTCTCCTTAGCCTCGTCGTATTTCATCTTTTGATCCATGTAACCTAGTGGATCATTTTCAAACATGTCACGTGACGGTGCTTGGGGAGCTGCTCCTACTCCTCCTGATTGTAATTGTTCAAACAGTTTTTGTACCTGCTGACGTTCATTAAGTAATGCTTCATAAACACCCTCAGCTTCTTTACGCTGTTGTGCTGCTTCTTGCATTCCTTTTTGGACATATTGCTGCCCGCTATAGCCTTGCTTTAGGTCATCTAAGGTTACTTGTACTTCCTGTCCATCTATCTTGACAGAATAG